CTTGATCGAGCGCAGGGTAGAAAGGTCAAACAATGTCTGATGAGACACAAGTAGCAGAAGCGCCCCAGGAAGGGCTTGTCAGCTTTCAACAACAAGAAGAAGCGCCAACACAAGAAGAAGCGCCTATCCCGGTCCATGAACCGCAAGAGGATGCGTCCTTTAGTGATGTCGATGATGAAACGCCGTTAGGGCGGCCTGATTATTATCCACAGAAATTTTGGGATGAGGATGGACCCGATGTCGAAAACCTTGCAAAAAGCTACACCGAATTGGAAAAAGCCTTCAAAGCCGGGAAGCATAAAGTTCCTGAAGATGGCTACAACATGGAGGATTTGGTTGATCGAGGTCTCGATCTGGAAGATCCGACTGTCCAGGCGTATCAGGATTGGGCGCAGAAATATGGCATATCTCAACAGGCGTTTGAGGAATTGGCTGGCAACATCCTGGAAATGACCGGGGAGCAAGAGCAAGCCATGCAGTATGACCAACAACGGGAAATGGAAAAGCTTGGTGCGAAAGCCCAGGAAAAGATCTCTTATCTCGAGCGTCATATCACTAAGGCAGCATTGAACCAGGCGGAGCGTGAAGCCCTGGCAATTGGTCTAAACAATGCCGATAGCATCAATGCAATGGTCAAGTTTATCCAGGGATACACCAATGAGGGCATCCCGACAGAACCCGTTGTTGCCACCCCAGAAATGAATGTTCAGGATCTTCGCCAGGCGATTGCAGACCCCCGATGGACAAGCGATCCAGTGTGGCGCACAAAGATCGAACAACAATGGGCTGCGGCCAACAGCTAGATATTGTTGCAATATGGCAAGCTTGCGTGTATATGTGGTGTAACGGCTAACCGCTGCGCGGCCCGTTAATGTGGTAAACCACTGGTGGGCGCGGCCACTTTCGCGCAAGCAGACTGCCCGAGATACATCGGCCAACAGTAAGCGTTTTAATGGAAACTCTATAGGAGGCTTCTGCTATGGCGCAGAGTATTACTAACGCCTTTGTGACTCTCTTTGATGAAGAAGTTAAACAGGCATATCAGGGTGAAGCCCTACTTCGCGGCACCATGCGTACACGCTCAGGTGTCCAAGGCAACACTGTAAAATTCCCGAAAATCGGTAAAGGTGTTGCAACAGTTCGCGTTCCACAAACAGACGTTACACCGTTGAACGTGACTTACTCACAAGTAACAGCAACAATGACAGACTACATTGCGGCTGAATACTCAGATATCTTCCACCAATCACATGTGAACTTTGATGAGCGCCGTGAGTTGGTACAGGTTGTATCTAAATCAATCGCTCGTCGTATGGACCAGCTTTGCATCGATGCATTGAACGCAGCATCTTCACCATCCACAGTGGCAACTGGTGTTGGTGGCGCGGCGTCAAACATGAACATCGAGAAGCTACGCGCGGCTGCAAAAGCGATGAACGACAACAACGTTCCGGCGGAAGGTCGTCACCTGTTGATGCACTCATCACAGCTTGACGCTCTACTAGGTGAAACAGAGATCACATCTGCTGATTTTGCTTCAGTAAAAGCGCTTGTTCGTGGAGAGATCAACTCGTTCATGGGCTTCAACATCATCACAATGGGTGATCGTGACGAAGGTGGTGTTCCAAAACCATCTACACGCACATGTTTCGCATGGCACCAGGACTCAATGGGTTATGCTGAATCAATGTCTCAGAAGTCAGAAGTAAACTACATCCCAGAGAAAACATCGTTCCTAGTAAGCTCAATGTTCTCAGCGGGTGCGGTTGCGATTGACGACGAAGGCATCGTCAAGATCTCATGTACTGAATAAGGAGACTGAACAATGGCTTTTGATAAAACAGGTTTTGGTGACGGTGGCCCAGGCAAAAAAGGCAACGCTCCTGTTATCTATACATACCAAACCGCTGACGCTATTGCTGACGTAAACACAGCAGGTTACTTCAACGATATGTCAGACACTCTGGCAGTTGGTGACTTGATCTATGTTGTTTCATCTACTGGTGGCACTCGCGTTCACACATTGGCGCAAGTTCTATCGAACGCAAGTGGTGTTGTTGACGTGGCAAACGGAACACTACTAGCTGCGACAGACTCAGACTAATACTCCGAGGGGCTGCTACGGTGGCCCCTTACACCTACCTGGAGGGTTACAATGGCAACTGGTGATACAGATATTTCAATTTGCTCGGATGCATTAATCCTTCTCGGCGCGGAGCCGATTTCATCATTTACGGATGGCAGTGATTCCGCCCAAGCTTGTTCTCGACTATACCCAGATCTGCGTGACTCAATCATTAGCTCTTATGTTTGGTCCTGGTCTTTGACGAAAACACAGATAGCCCGACTATCTACCGCACCAGTGAATGAATGGCAGTATGCCTATCAGCTACCCGGCAACATGCTATCCGGTGTATTGGCGGTGTTCGAGACTGCGGGGACAACTGAAAGATCTCGCCGTTATGGCTGGGAGATCTACGGTGAACAGCTTTATACAAACATGCAAACGGTTTACATCGATTATCAGCAATCGGTTTCCGAGGCTAAAATGCCCGTGTATTTCATTCGTTTGCTTAGAGTGGCACTGGCTGCGGAGCTTGCGATAGTTATCACAGACCAAGCAACCAAAGCAGATTATTTTCGTGGTCAAGCATTTGGATCACCCGGCGAGAATGGCCGTGGCGGTTTGATGCGTGAGGCTATGAACATCGATGCCCGTGGTCAATCCACACAGATCGTTGAGGATTATTCTCTAATCGAAGTGAGAAACTAAATGCGCGTTACACAGTTTCAGACAAACTTCTCGGTTGGTGAACTGGACCCACTACTCAGAGCGCGTACAGATCTGCAACAGTATCAGAACGCCCTCGAGGAAGCGACTAACGTAATCGTGCAGCCCCAGGGCGGTATACGCCGCCGGGATGGCCTCGAGTTCATTGATGACTTTGGCGGTACGTTCACAGATTTTAAGCTAATCCCTTTTGAGTTTAGCGTTACTGATAGCTATCTCTTAGTTTTGGTTGTTGGGCGGATATACGTTTATAAAGACGGTGTGCAGCAAACAAACATTAATGGATCTGGTAACGATTACCTGGCGGCTGCGGCAATTACATCGGGCATGATCGATGAACTGCAATATACGCAAGCGGTTGATACGCTCATTCTTTGCCACGAAGATCTGCAAACAAAACGTCTGGTACGCAACAGCGATACTAGCTGGACGCTAGAGAACTTGCCGATCAGCAATTTGCCGAAGTATGCTTATGCGTTTGATACGCACCAGCCAAACTTTACAATCACGCCCAGCGCGGTTGATGGTAACATCACAATCACTGCATCGGCAGCAACAACTGACACCGGAACGGCGCAAGCCGGGGGCGCGGATACTATTACCCTTAAAGCTGCGACAAGCTTCACATCTGATGATGATCCTAACGGAATGTTTATCACACTAACATCCGGCACAGGATCAGGGCAAACCCGGCATGTTGAGGATTATGTGGCATCTACAAAGATTGCTACGGTCTATCCAGCGTGGGATACAGCGCCCGATAACACAACTGGATATAAGGTCGAGCCTTTTGCGGAGGCAGCGGTTGGCGAATACGCCCAGGTTACAAGCACATTTGGCCGCGCAAGATATGTTGAGTTTGTTAGCTCTACTGAAATGAAAGCCGTGGTTGAGGTTCCATTCTTTGATGATGGCGCGGTTGTTGCCGGGGAATGGGAAAGCGAACACGGGTATGAGGATGTCTGGTCAACCACCAGGGGATGGCCTCGATCAGCAACATTCCACGAGGGTCGCTTGTACTTTGGCGGATCTAAGTCGCGTCCGAATACAATCTGGGGATCTCGGGTTATTGATTACTTTAACTTTGATCCTGGCACTGGATTGGATGATGAGAGCGTAGAAGCGACAATTAACACGAACCAGCTTAACAGCATTGTAAATGTTATTGCCTCTACTGATTTGCGAATTTTTACCACTGGTGGTGAATTTGTTGTGATCCAATCAGAGGATACACCCGTAACACCTAGTAATTTCCTTGTTCGCCCACAGACAAGGCAGGGATCTCGGCCTGGTGTTCCAATCGAAGATCTCAACGGCGCGTCTGTTTTCGTGCAGCGCCAGGGTAAATCAATCAATGCTTTTCAGTTTGGATCGGGAACAAAGTCATACCAGATCCAACAGATCTCTGTTCTTTCTTCTCACCTGGTTAGAAACCCGGTAGATCTTGCGGCCCGTCGATCAACCTCAACAGACGAGGCAGATACGCTATTCATTGTGAATGGCGATGATGGGACAATGGCGGTCTACTCAATCTTGGTCGGGCAGAACGTTATTGCGCCTAGCAAGTTTACAACGGACGGTGAATTTGTTGCGGTGGCCGTTGAGATCTCTGATGTCTATGTAATCGTCAAGCGCACGGTAAATAGTGCAACTCGGTACATGCTGGAGAGATTTAGCTCAGATTTAACCGTGGATAGTGCTAAGACGGGCGGAGCGGCTTCGTCAGTGACGATGGACCACCTCCAAGGGAAAGAGGTCGATATCGTGCGTGATGGCGTTGTTGAGCCAGTACAGACGGTCCCAGCATCTCCCTACACGATAACGTTTGAAGGCGCTGCAACATCTAGCCACCAGGTTGGATTGGATTATACCATCAGTGTTAAAACAATGCCGACTGAGCCAGTGTTGCAATCTGGATCTGTCCAGGGCGTTCGCAAGCGGATTGTGCAAGTTGATGCTATTCTTAATGAAACAAAAGAGCTGGTTATTAACGGCAAGCAGATTTCGTTTAGAAACTTTGGACCTGGTGTTCTTGATACTGCGATAGACGCATTTACTGGCGTGAAAACAGCGCATGGCATTCTTGGCTACAGCGCGACAGGTCAGATTACTTTAACACAAAATGTACCATTGCCTATGACTGTGCTGGGCTTGGAATATAAACTCAGCGTGGGGAATTAAGATATGACAGCATTAGCACCAGTAATGACAGCGGCAGCGCCCTATATGGCGGCGGCATCTCTCGTAACAAGCTTTGCATCAGCCCGGGAACAAGTAAGAGCCGGGAAGGCGCAACAGCAACTCTACAATCAGCAAGCATCAGACGCGATTATGAAAGGGCGGTTCGAAGCTCTTAGATATAAGAATATGGGCGTTGATGTGTTGAAAAACTTAAATGAGACATTGGCCGCAAGCTTGGCTCGAGGGGCAATCGGCGGAGATCCAGCGTCCGGTTCGTCTGTTGTTGTTAATACAAATAGCATTGCAGAAGCATCCAGAGAGAAAGCGACAGCGGCAGACAATGCAATATTCGCTGTCGGTCAGGCAGAAAGCCAGGCGGAGCAATACCGGATGGCTGGAAACCTAGCGTTACGTCAAAGCAAAGTCCAAGCTGCATCTACTGTAGCAACCGGGCTATTTACGTTTGGTCAATTAGTGTAGGGGTTTATTATGGCTCGTTTGCCTCGATATCAAAGATTAGGCGTCCAGACGCGCCAACCCCGGGACATTGACTACGCGGGGACGAGAGAGGCAGTCAGGTACTCTGGAGCCGTTTCAGAAGCCCTGGGCAAGATGAGTTCATTCCTGGCGGAACAGGGCGCACAAGAGGCGAAGCGCCGAGGCTTAGAGCGTGTACGCACTGAGGGGGCAAGTGAAACCCTGGAGCAGATCCAGGCGCAAGGTGGACCCCGGACAATTGCGGAGCGCACAGCTTTCGAGGCAGCAAACAAAATCGCTGTTACTGAAATACAGAATGAAGCCGAGTTACAGATTACAAATATTCTGAACGAAGCTGAAAAGAACGTAACGCCGTTTAGCCAGGTCCAGGCACAACTAGCCGATATTACTGATGGCTTTGCCTCTACGCTGTCGGCCATTGATCCGGTGGCTGCCGGGCAGATCAGATCCAATCTGCAAACATCTTCGCAAAAAGCCGGGCTGCGTTATTCTGATTGGTATGTAAAGAAACAAGCAGCTATTGCAGCCGAGCGCAGAACCAAAATCGGCCAGAATGATGCGTTAAGAATTATCAAGGATATCTCTGGCGTTTACGGCGCCGATGTAGACACAAACATTTTGGATATGACCATTGCCATGAAGGCAAAGGATTATGTCGAAAATCAAGGTTGGTCACAAGCAAATGCTGATGCCTGGGCAAGAAACACCACTGAGGCGGCTCGTAAAGAGTGGTTCGCATACAAAGTTCAAACGGCTGATGAAGCGCAGTTGGAAGAATTTAGAGACAATATTGTCAGTGGCAAAACAAAAGTTACTGGCATTTATTCTGAGGATTTAGCGTTTGCAAACAAAGCTCAAACGGTATTGAACACAAGAGTTCGTGCGGCCAAAGCAGAAGCAACGTCACTGCAAAACGATATCAATGAGAAGAAAAAGATATTGCTGAACGGCGGCGAGATATCTGACGATTGGTTCGTAAGCGCAGAGACAAGAATAAACGGCAATTCTAAGTACACAGCGCAAGCAAACACTAGCCTGACAGAACTAAAGCTATTGGCAAATAACCTGGAATCCTGGAAGCAAATGGATGCCAAGGAATTGTTTGGCATGATCGAGACAATCAAAAACCAGGGCATCCCAGGATATGGTGAGGCTGGCGCTGATGAGTTGTTCGAAGTTGAAGTTATGAATATGGCTGAAAAGCTTTATAGCTCGGCAAAAGCGATCGAGGATAAGCGCGTTGCAGACGATATCAAATTTGAAGAAAACCTAACAAAGATAACTAATCAAGCAATCAAAGATGCAACTGCGGTAATGAATGCGCAGAAGGCCCAGGAAACAAGAGAATGGGCAAGCCGGGTTTCAGATGTGGCTGATGATGTTAAGGTATTCAGCGAATTATTTAAAAAAGGCCAGGCGGTAGATCCTAAGAGTATTGCTGAAATGGGATTAAAGCTTGCTAATATACCGATCGAGTATCGTGATGATAGCTATGAGCAACTGGCAGATCAATATCAGTATCTAAACGATGCACAGACGTTAATGCAAAAGTTGCCAAGCATGAGCAAAGAGCAAGTTGCCCAGGCGCTTAAAGAGCTAAACCAGGGCGTGGATGCAGCAGAAACGCCGCTATCTCAGCTCAATGCAGTGTATCTGTACGAGACAATCCAGGCATACGCTGCCGATCGCGCACAACAGGTTAATAATGATCTAATTGCATATGCGGCTAAAACCGGGGTCGAAAACTCTAGCGGGGCAAAAGTACAATTCTCGCCGTTTAACTTCACCATTCAAGAGGGGCAAACGGCAGAAGATCTGCAAATTGAGATCCAGGCGCAATTCCAAGAGCGTAAACTATTTGCTGATTTGGCTTATCAGAAGTTTGGCGGCCAATATAGCTTCTTTACCAAAGCTGAACGCGCTGGTCTAAAGGCCATGCTCGATGGCGCTAATAACACGGCTGCCCCGGTTATGGCTCAAATGTCTATCTTGACTGCAATGTTCGAAGGCGCTGGCCTGGATACTGCAAGGTCTATGATGACAGAGATTGCGCCGGAGCAACCTGATTATGCGTTTGCTGGTGCTTTGCTGACGAACTCGGCAACTATCCCGAATGCAATGGCGATCCTCGAGGGTAAATATAAAGTCGATGTAGGCGGATTTAAGGTGCCAGGTCTAAGCTCGGCAAACACTGAGTCAGTTCATACGTTAATGATAGATCCGGTATTGTCAGACCATTCGGGGATGATGAAGGGTCTAAAGAAATCCGCCGGATACATCTATGCAACGCTAGTAGATGAAACTGATATTGACCCTGCAAACCCCCTAGATCCTAAAATCGTATTTAACCCAGATAAATACATGCAAGCTCTTAACATGGCTCTCGGCGCAACATACCGGGGCGATGAGCATATCAGCGGGGGCATTCTCGAGTACCGAGGTGTAGGCACAATAATGCCCCAGGCGATCGGCGCATTCGAGATGGATGAGATCTTGGGAAATCTTACCCCAGAAAATATTTCGCTTGTCTCTAACTTGCCAAGCTTCGATGCCTTGGGCGCAGATAAAGAAGCTATCCTTAATCAGATCCGCGGTGTTATGACTGTTACCCGAGATGATAAAAAGGGTGGAACCATAACATATGAGCGCGACATTAGCGATAAGTTTGAATTGCGCATGTTAAATGGCAACGCAACCACAGGATATAACTACGGGTTTTTCTATCCAGGAACAGATGTGCCGTTATCATTTGGTGACAATGAGCGCTTGATTATTAATCTTAAAAAGCTGGATGAGGCTCAATAATGTTTTATGACCGCCAGACCAAGCCACTTATGCCAGGGGAAGGCTCGAACATCAGCATTCCCAACAACCTGGATAGCTTAACGGCTGGTTTCAATGCAGCTTTATATGGTGGTGGATCTGGATCTAACTCTTATTGGTTCAACCGCCAGGAAGTCTGGGGACCAATTATTGACGAGATCGAAAGCGAGTATGGCGAAACTTTCGAGAACCCTTCGACGTTTGGCGCTGGCATGATGCTAACAGGCTTTGGTGGCGATCCACTCCTGGCAAAAAAAGCAGAGCAAAAGATTTACGATTGGGCCGAGCAAAACAAGGACAACATATCGTCGGATCTATATGACGCCATCAAGCCCGAAGCGATCAATCAACGGGCGCTAGAGATCAAGCAGTCATACGAGCGGGATCTTGCAGAGTTGGCAGAGGTAGACCCAGGCTTAGGCATGGGCATTCTAAGATTTACCGGACAAGTTGGCTCTGGATTTGGTGATCCTTCTACAGCAATCACAATGCCATTTGGCGGCTGGTCTAAATCTTTGTGGAAACAAATGTTTCAGAACGCAGCAATTAACGCCGGGGTTGGCGCATTCTCAGAGGTCGATGTTGCTCGATGGTATGATGAGCTTGGCCTGGAATATACAGCGGAACAGTTTGCAGTAAACATAGGTTTAAACGCAGCGTTCGGCGCAGCACTGCCAGTTGCAGGGCGGGGAATAGCTACCGGGGTAGGTCTAACAGCCGAGGCGGGTAGGCTTACTGTAGCGCAAGCTAAGAAGGGCTGGGAGGCTATTGCTAAATCCAGACCTGGCGCAATTTCCCCAGAAGATCGAGCGTTAGCAACCGCGCTAGACACGCAAGATCAGATCCAATCCAGCAATCCACTTACCGGGTTCGATCATAGCTCGGAAGCCCTGGCATCGTTTGAGCATCAGCAAAGACTAGACCAGGCCCATCGAGCGCTGCAATCTGGCCAACGGATTGAGATCTCAGAGGAACCTGTTGCAGTTGTAGATCCTAACAAGCTCGAGCCACAGCTAGAAGCAAGAGGGGCTGGCGATTTAGATAACCTGGACGGTCGCAGATATAAGTTCAACGTTACGGAACTAGAAGTTGATGCAGCGGTGTTCCAGTTTAAACGTGGCGGCGATGAGTTCGGCGTGACTGAGAGACTGCAAGGCGTTAAAGAGTGGGACTATGACGCAGCCGGGGATGTCATGGTTTTCGAATATGCAGATGGTCGCCGGGTTATTGCAGATGGCCACCAACGCCTGGGGCTTGCTCGTCGTATTATGGCTAATGATCCCAGCCAGGATATTGTTTTGTATGGCACCCTAAAGCGTGAAGTCGATGGACACACCGAGCTTTCGGTACGCCTGGACGCAGCAATGAAAAATATTGCAGAGGGAACAGGTACAGCTCTC